AAAGGCAGTCGTGAATGCTACCGAACCGCCGCTGCTGGCGGAACCAGACACAACGCGCAGCGCCTTGTTGTCGTGCGTGGTGGACTTGGTCCAACCGGTAGGGGCAGATGTCTGCACAAACAGCATTGCTGTTCCAGTGGGCAGGTACGCCCACGCGCCGGTAAAGACGCCAGGGCTGGCGATTTCTAACGCCGATGACGGCGTAGCCGTGCCAATGCCGACTTGGCCGGTGGCGTCGATAATGAACGGCGTTACGTCAGGGTCGGCGGAATCCTGCACTTTAAGCGCCGCGCCCGTGCCGGTCTGGGTAATCTGAAGCGCCGGGGACGGCGTGTTGGAGTCGATGGTGACGTTGCCGGACAACACGGGCGACACCGCAGCGGTAGGAGCCGAAATATAATCCACCGTCCAAATCAGCGCGCCATCCGCGTCCTTCAGCACAAACTTGTAGATTGCGCCGCCTAACCAAACGTTAGCCTCGCCGCGCGAGTCCAAGATGATCGGGTTGGTGTTGGCCGTCGCCGCCGTCGCGTCCGTGTAGGTGGCCTGCAACGTCGTCGTACCTGCGATGTAGGTGTACAATTGCCCGCCGACCAGCGGCTCGCCAGCGGCGTCAACAAAAGCTGTTTTGGGGGATGGAGTGAGAACAGCCATTATTCACCTATATTTGCAGCTACGGTCAAGATGACCGATGGGATGGCCGGTACAGGCGCAGACGCCGCTATGCGGGCTATTTGGACATTTGTGTTGGTAGTAGACCACATCAATCGGAAATAGTCACCTGCGCTCATGCGGATGACGAAGTTCCACGCCGCAACGTAAGATTTACTAGAGCCAGACAAACTCAATTTGGTGGCACTCTCAGATACGGACGTTCCATTTACATCTGCCCAGATGTACACGTCTTTATCCGCCGCGTTGGTGCTGGTCAATTGCAACGAGAATTGGATGTTGTACGAGCCCGTGCGGTCCACATACACCCGCGACGTTGGCGTTCCAAGGCTGACGCCTTGGGTCAAACTGGTGTTGTTGAGCGTGATGGCGTAAGCCGTGTTGATGACGGCGGCAGTCTGCGTGGTGGTGTCGTAAAACGCGCCGCTGCGAAGCGATCCGCTGCCAAGAATGGCGTAAAGGTTATAGAAATAACGATACCACCCGCGCGTGACGTAGTTTGTCACTGTGTCCCAAATGGCAACACGCGGAGCCGGTATCTGCGTGATGTTATCAGGCATTGGTGGGGCTCACGATCAGTTCCGCGCCCATGATAGCAATCTTGACTGGATCGGTTCCAGACACTTCGTACACGCGGTCACGGAGTTTCAGAGTCATGCCAAGCCTGCGCCACAAGACGCGCCGCCCGGTCTCGCCAAGCTTGCCCATTGACCGCCAATGCTCGCTGGACCATGTATGGCCGCCATCATCCGACCAGCGCAACATGACCTGCGGGTCGGAACCTTGCACGATGATCTCGCGTGTGGTCTCTTCCGATTCGCCGCTGATTGCGCCAGCGGACGCGGCGTCAGACGAGATGCTGCTGAGATAGGTCGTGGTCGCAGGCGTTGCGCCGTCCAGACCCACGCCCGACTCGCAATCAAGTTGCAAACTGTGCTGCGTCGTGCGCTTTAGGTTGTTGGTGCCGGTAGGCAGCGCCCGCCACGAGCGCAACCATTTTTGAACCGCCCCCGCTTCGGTGTAGACCGTGGGGTCGTAAGCGTAGATCTGGCCGGTCAGATAATCGCCAATGACAATTTGGCCGTTGAACGCCATTTGGCAGTTACCGCGATGGCGGGTGAACTGGTTGTTGAGCCAACCGGCGCGTTGATGCCAAGCTTGGGTCGCCACGTCGTAGACCCAAGTGATGTTGGCGCTGGGGAAGTTTAGCACATAGAACGAATGACCGTCTTGCTGGTAGGTATACGCCACGGCGTCCGTGATGTCGGCATACTGTTGGATCTGCCATTCAACGGAATGCGTCGAGATGCGAACACCAGCGTAGCCGTTGGAGCGGTACACCATACCGCGCCCGCGAGCGTCTGAACTAAGCCAAAACACGCCATTGTCAAGTTTGGCAACGGAGAATGGCGCAGCGCAACCGATCTCGATGAACGCACCTTGGATGCGCGAGAGGGGAAAGTCCGGCAGACCAGCGTCGTACCAAACCTCAATGGAAGACTGCCCAAACAGCCAAATTTCGCGGTGGTCTACGATTAGGGACACCAGATTGTCGGGCGAACCTTCGGCGCTGGCAAAGTCGAGAGGGTCAACAGACGTGCCGTCGTACAGCGACGTAACCCAGAACTTTTGGCTGTTAGGCTGATTGTAGACAAAATACCCGTCGATGAACCCGACTGTTACCGCACCCGCAAAGTCAACGTCCGTAATTTGCGCGAACACGTCCGTACTGGAGTTGTAGATGTAACCTGTAGCGCCCGCCGCAATGAACATCTGGGTGCCGTTGTCTACCATCGACACTTGCCCGGTGCCCGACACGGTGCCTTTGGACACAACGTTAAAATTGCTGTCGATCTTGTAGAGCGATGTGCCCGACACGGCGTAACCGTAATTGCCAAATTGCCAGAGGCCGCGTACCGGGCCTGCGCCCATCGTAGCAAGATAATTTAGCCCTGGCGCGCGTTGAAGGAACGCGGGTTCTTTTCCAGTTTCCGGCACAACTTCTGGAAACATGTTGATCATGCGGTTGTCCGCAGCGTTGACGCTGCGGGCTACATACGCGGAGCCAAGGATAGGGCTCTTCATCAGAAGTTACCTGCAAAGATGTTGAACCGCTGGCGGGTGCTGACGATGGCGTAGGGGATCGACATGATGTCATCAGGGTTATTGATGCGCTTAAGGTTACGCTTGGAATACATTGCAATCCGGCTGACCGTTGCAGATGGGTCCACGCCAAACTCAGGGGCCAATTCACAAGCCAGATTGTACCGAAATGCCCGCAGGTAGCCCGGCGGAAAGTACAGCGGCGTTGCGATGGTTGCGGGCTGCGTCAACTGCGCCGCCGATATGAAATGCCATTCCAGCACCTTGGTGGGCACCGGATAAATGTGCATGTCAATGTTTGGGTAGTTGGTATTGATCCACAATACCTGTGGAAAAGTGCTGGTGACGGTTTTGACCGCGATGCCGTCGTACTGCTGCTGGTTGATTATTTTGATGCCGTAGGAAATGCCCGTCGAAGCGTCCACGAAATACGTCGCGTCGTCCATCAAAACCGGGCGGTCGCCAACGAAGTCACCGGAAGGGCCAAGCGTCTGACTGATGAGCCCCGGCAACCACGAAAACACCTGCTCTTGCGTTGTAAACGTGGAGAGCTTTTCCGTGCCCCACGAGTCGATCATCTGGTTGAGCGCAAACAGCGCGTCTTGCGACGTAGCCGCAGATGGCGTTTCGCCTTCGGCCAAAACGCCTAGAAGGCGAAGGGCTCCGTTAATCTGATCCCCGGCTGTCGTCATAGCTGGCTATTCCCTCATTCAGCGGCCTGCGACCGCGTCGCCGGGGTGCAAGTTCATTTACCGGCTCTGACGTGTCAGAGGGCGGGGCTTCGCCGGGAGTATAGCGTTTCCAGCCGCTCTCTTCATCATAAATCGCTTCGGCTTCCATAGTGGCAACTTTGGTGCCGTGGACCGGGTGGCGCATGTAGATCATAAAAATACCTGTGGAAAACGCCCCGCCCGTAGACGGGGCGTTGGTTGATTAGGCGATGCGGTACAGCGTCCACGAAAGATCGCCCACTTTACGCGCAAGAAAGCGAGCTGAAGTAGCCGCAGACACGGCGGCAGCACCAACAATGGTCCAACCAGTGCCAACCACAACGGTTGCCGCATTAGTAGCGCCCGTGTTGATGATCACAACGTCAAAGCAGCTGTCGTTCTTGGCGCTGGTGACCAGAGCCTCGGTAAGCGCCACCGTGGGGAGCGTCAGGTTAACCGCAGCGCCCGTATACGTGATGATACCAGAAGTAAGTTCCGCAGCGGTAAGCGTAGCCGCAGCGGTCTTAGCGACAGGGGTGCCCTGCGTCACCATGTTAACTTCAGTGATGTTGCCATCGCCAAGCTGGTAACCACCAGCGCCATTCGGAAGAGCCATGATATTCTCCTAAAGAGTTGATGAGGGAAATCTGGGGCCGCAGCCCCAGATAGAAGGGGTTAGCCCCACATACGCACGGCCATAGGCGCGCGAATCACGGAGTAGCCGTAAAGAACGTCGATACGGCAGGGCATACGGTCATTGTTGATGTCGTACTGACGAACAATACGCATCGAAATGCCGTTATGAACCTGACGAGACGCCATATCCACACCCTGCGGCATGAGCAGATCGGCGGTGCCGAGCGTGATGGCGTTCTTGTTGTAGATCAGGTTCTGCGGGTAGGCAGTCGAAGCCGCACCAAGGAAGGTGACCGCAGCGTTGTCAGCCGGGAACGAGTCCACGGTCGCCAGCGCCTGAGAGGCGGTGTAGATCGGGGGCGAAATCGCCACGTCGGTCCAAGAACCGCTGGAGGCGGTGGCGGTGGCGGTAGCAACAAACTGCTGCAAACTGCCGGTGGTCTGACGGGTCTGCGGGTTAACCGCATACACGCCAGCAATGGTGAACACGTCGCCAACCTTGATGGTCGCCGAGCCGGTGCCGCCATCGAGGCTGATGGTGGACGCGCCCTGCGTCGTGACAGCGCCGTTGACGAGGATCGTGTCCGAGGTGGAACGCGAGCCGGTCGTATGCTGCACGATGGACTGAGACATGTTGATTTCGTCATAGCCAAGAACCCCTTCGCCCATCATGCCAGTCTTGAACTGACGGCTGATCGTGCTGGTGGGGTTGAAGAAGCCCTTCATGCCTTCGACCAGACCGGCGTTGGCAGCGGGGTTCACAGTGGCGTAACGCTGGTCCATAGGAACGGCGTACTCGTTCAACTTCTGCTGGGCCTGAAGCAAAACAAGCGAAGTGGCGGGGGTCGTGCCGGGGGTGCCGACCGAGCTGTAAATGTTCTGGTAGGCATTCGCCACGTCCGCATCCACGCTGGCAGCCAACTGGCTGACGCGAGGCTTCAGAACGCGCTCTGCAAAGTCATCCAACTGCATGGTGAGTTCGGCAGAGGTAAAGTTCACGCCAATGTGCTTCTGGGTAGAAACAGTCAGGGTCGTGTATTGCTCATTGTCGTCCTGAACCTGAAGCGCAGCGCCGTTGGTGACGAGAGCGCGATCAGGAAGGCGGATACGCAGCGTGGAGCCAATCTTCGCGCCTTCGACGGCGAAGCTGTCATCGTACTGGCGGTTCACGTTACGCGAAAGCACCAGGTTGTTTTCGAGGATCTCCAGAGCCTTTCTGGTGATCATGTCGATTGTGAGAATGCTATTAGCCATTGGTCAGCCTTTCAGGCGTAGAGGGTTAACGGAATTTCGAAGCTTCCAGCTTCTTTACCTGACGCGCCCGTTCAGCGGCGATCCATTCTGACGTGGTCATCGACTTGATGGACCGTGGGTCAGTGGTGTCGTATGTGGACGTTCCGCTGCTGCGGGCAGTGACAGGTGAAATAGGCGTGGGCGCGCTCGAAGATTTCTTGACCGGCGGATTTGAAACCAACGTGGCTTCAATCTTACCGATCTCCTTGGCCTGCAAGATAGGCGACAAACGGGATATGCGGTCTGCTTCTTTGGGGTTGGACCCTAGATAATACGCTACGTCAGGACCAACATCAGAGGTCTGGATTGTCTCGGCCATCACGGTCGTGATGCGGAGGTTGGGGTTGTACGCGACCTGTTCAAAGTCATCGTATTTGCCCCGCGCATCCTCTTCGCGGTCGTGGTAGGCTTCTACATATTCAGACCGCTGCTTTTGAACTTCCCGTTCCCGTAGCATCTGTTCGGCGTATGCTTTCGCATAGGTTTCGACCGAATCGAAC